TTAAAAAACTAAAAAAGAAAAAGTAGTGACTCAAAAAAAATTACAAAAAGATTCGATATTAAATGAGTATGACCTTGATGGTAATGATACGATTACCGATGAAGAGTTAAGACAAGCTAAAGAAATAAAAGAAACAGAGACAAAACTAAGAAAAAACTTAGCACAACTGCGTATGGCTAGATATACTTTGATAGGCATGGGAGTATTTACAGTAGCGATGTTTATAATTCCTATAGAGCGTGTCGAAGCCCTAAGTGACATATCGAACTTGTTCTATATCTCAGGAGCAGGTATCGTAGGAACATATATGGGAACATCTGCATACATGGCAAAAAATGGAGTAAAATAATGTTAACAGCGTTAATTGGACCTGTCAGTAATCTTCTAGGAAAGTTTATAGAAGATAAAGATATGAAAAATAAATTGGCTCATGAAGTTGCGACTATGGCAGAAAACCATGCTCAAGAACTTGCAAAAGGTCAACTTGAAGTTAATAAAGCAGAAGCATCACATAAGTCTATATTTGTTGCTGGATGGCGACCTTTTATCGGTTGGACATGTGGAGTAGCTTTATGTTGGCACTTTGTACTTGCTCCAGTAACCATGTTTCTTTGTGCGTATATAGGTGTTATAATACCTGATCTTCCAACTTTCGATATGGGAAGTCTTATGACAGTTTTAATGGGTATGTTAGGATTAGGTGGATTAAGGACATATGAAAAACAAAAAGGATTGACTAAGTAGGTATTTGATAAATTTTACCTAATGTCTCCATTCTTTCTATTAGTCGATTTGCTCGATTAGTTACTTGTTTATGCCATCTAGAATCTTCCATTTGAACTGCTGCTTCAAACCAATCTTCATTAGCTATAGCTTTATTCATATTCTTAAATTTAGAAAGACGAGGTCTGCCCATATTAAACATCATGTTACATAATATATAACGTGCTTCTTCTGGTATCTGATCAAAGTTGTCATATAGTTTTTTACATTCTTCAATAGTAACTTGGATATCTGCATCAAAACAACTATTTACTCTATCTTCTGATATTGTAGTTCCAACAGGCTTTTCATATTCTTCATCCCACTCGGTAACTAAATGACCAATTCCAAAAGTAGGTAGACCAAGATGATCTAAATAGACTTCATATTTACATCCTTCATCTTTTTCTATTTCTACCCTTAATCTATTAATATCCATTGTTTGCCTCTTTATAGTATGGCACTGGTTCTATTGGTTTTATTTGTAATTCATATCCCATCTTTTTTAAGACTTTATTAAAGTTGCTCAAAGTCGGTTGTCTCATTTTAGACTCCCAAGTATATATAGCAATCTCACTAACACCTGTGCCTTCTGCTAAATCTTTTTGAGTATAGCTTTTATATTTTCTAAGATCTTTAAAGTTCTTAATTAAATCAGCCATTTTTTCCAATCCTCTCCTAAAACTTGAGTAGCTAAATTTATTTTTTGTCGTAATGCTTTTACGATAATTTCATCAACTGTTTTTTCTGCAACTAAATCAATATATGTTACTTTTGATGTCTGACTAATTCTGTGTGCTCTATCTTCCGATTGCAATCTTATCTCAAGATCATAGCTATTACTATAATAAATTACTGTATTAGCAGCCGTTAGCGTTAGACCAAAACCACCAGTTCTTGGTTGTCCTACAAAAAACCTTAACGAATCATCAGTTTGAAATTGTTCAACGATTTGTTGTCGCTCTTCTCCTGGAGTATCGCCATAATAACTTCTTACAGCTTTTTCCCCATAAACACGACTAATTTCTTCTTCTATCTTTTGTATATCGTGTCTATAGTTTGCCCATATTAAAGCTTTACCATTTACTTCATCTAAAATACTCATTAGTTCTGTAAGGCGATTATTATTTATTTCAACAGAGGCACCATCGTCTGTATTTACAAAACCACAACTTATCTGATGTAATCGTAGTAATTGTGTAATTACTGCATTTGCTGTAACTTGTTCCATATTATCTAATTGCGTAACTGCGTTCTTTTTCATTTCTTGATAAATCTTTTTTTGTTCTGCAGTTAGTTCTATAATTCTACGAGTATATATTTTTTCTGGTAAATCCAAGCATTGTTCCTTCGTTACTCTAAAAGAGTGTGGTTTGATTAATTTAGTTAATTCGTCTAAGTTACGAAAGCCTAGTATTTGATTATATTGATGTGAACCTGCTGATCTTTTTATCATATCTGCGAACCTTGCACAAAAAGAATAATATGATCTAAACCCTAATAGTTCTTCATTTAAAAAAGCAAACTGTGAATATAAATCTAATGGAGATTTAGTTATAGGTGAACCTGTTAATATTCTTTTATATTTTGCTGACTTACCTAACTCTATTGCGTTTTTTGTTCTTTTAGCTTTAGGGTTTTTAATAACAGTAGATTCATCTATAGCTAATAGAGTTCCTTCATTATGTATTCCATTTTTATGATTAAAGATAAATCGTTTTGCTACATCTAAACCTTTTTTAGAAGATAAGGCTTCGATATTCATTACAAATATTTGTAAATCAAAGTCTGGTTTCCATATGCTTTCTATTTGTTTTTTAACTTTTTCTGTAAGAGGAGACGCCCAATAAGCGATTTTATGTTCTATATGGTTAGGAAGATGATTAGGTATTTCTTGTCCAACCCAGTTTTTATAAACACCTTTTGGTGCTAATATAAAAGCTGAATTAATTTCACCTTTATCGTATAAATAAGCAATGGTGTCAATTAAAACTTTAGACTTACCTGTACCCATATCCATTAATAATGCATATTCATCTTTAACGCAAGATTCTTGTAAAGCATCCATTTGATGTTTATACGGTCTTGTTTTAAACGTAAACAAATATATCTCCTTCTTCTTTCTAAAATTAATATACTATATAAATATTTAGTGAGATATATAAAACTTATGAAAAAAGTTGCTTACGACCCTTTATCTATGATATCTGTTTATGAAATCTCATAGCCGTGTTATACAGTAAAAACAAACACTTAACAGGGTTCTTATGATATTATGAGATTATGACGAGCTTTTTTAAAAATAGAAAGATAAAAAAGTTTTT